CTGACCCGGCGCTTTCCTCGAAGATCTCCACCTTTGCGGGGCTTATTTTTAAGGTATATGACAATGCAGGGGCTTCCCGGGAATACAGCACGAGAGACTTCAACCTGATCCCCCTGAACCCCCTGCATGTCAATGCCTTTGAGGAAAAATACGAGACGATGGACTTTCCTTCCTACCACGGCACGCCGGAAAAGGCTCCGCTGGGAAAGAGGGTGCTCCAGAACTCGACCGGAAGCTGGGACTTTTATTATGTGGCGGACGGCGTACCCCATTCCAGCTGGGATGACTACGGACGGAATGCCATGGACGATGTGCGGGAGCGATGCGGCATCCCCGACAAGACTGAACAGAGCATTCAGCTTTACCCCGACTGGTCGAGCCGGGAAGGTGACTGGACAAGCACCTATTTCCGGCTGATGCGGATCATTCAGGGAAGAGAATGCGAAGTGCGGGTGGAACTGGGCGGAACCGTGCTTTCCACCGCGCAGACGAGAAGCTACAAAGGGCGCTGCTGGATCAGCAACGTCAAGAACGGCAACGACGGACGGGTGACGCTGACCATCTCCTATGACTTCCAGCCGCCTGCCGACATGCTGAGTTAAGGAGGAGCCATGTACCATTCCATCACCATTGGTGACAAGAATACCTGGGACGACTGGAAGATGATCCCGGTCTCCCGGCCTGTGGTGGCTCCCCCGGTGGAGAAAGTCCTCTCTGTGAACGTACCCGGACGAGACGGAACCACCTACCTCTCCAAGAGCCTGACGGGTTACCCGGTATTCAAGGCCCGGGAGGGGAGCTGGGAGTTTTATCTGGACACGGACCAGTGGCGGGGACAGAACCTTTCGACCCCTGTGGTGACCTTTGCCTACAGCCTTTACCCGTTCAAGTTCCTGTACGACAACATTCAGGAGGACTGGGTGTGGGATACCTTTGGGTTTGAGACCGATCTGGCCGTGCCCTACTGCAAGGACATCCCCATCAAGGCGCTCCAGACAAAGACCTTCCGGATGCCGCCCAGCGAAAAACCGAGCCTGCTGCAAGCAAAATGGACCGGTAGCGGTTATGTGGGGGTTACACTGGCAAAGAGCCAGACCTACCCCTATGAAAAGGCAAAAGAGCTGGGACTTCCGGCGGTGACAGAAACATCCATCCCGGCCCAACTGAGCGAGAGCATGGGAAAGACGGACATCGGCCTGATCGACAACGATCTGCGATACGACGTGTACGAAGTGCGGGTGGCTGGCTTGATGGCGGGTGAGGGAACGCTCAACCTGTATTACCAGCCAGCGTATCTGTAAACCGCTCAGGCAGGGAACGGATTAAACCTCTCCGTCATCGTCGCTGGCGCTCGATGACACCTCTCCTAGTAGGAGAGGCCTTGGCATGGCGTGAAGTTTTGACTGGACGAAGAGGGTTTTACGAAAGTTCAAAATGGATGCAGAAAGGAGGGAGGAGCCATCGGATATCAAGTTTATGCGGGAACCATCTCGAAGAAGACGGAGACCTTTGACGGCGTGAGCGCTCTTGGGTTCCAGTGGGACACACGGGAGTGCATCTTTGATTCCCAGGGCGACACGGTGGAGGGAAGCGTTTCCAACCGATTCCTCGAAGACCCGGTGCTGAATCTGGCCAAAAACGAGTTCGGCAGCTTTGAGGCGACCATTCCGTATCAGATCAACACGGCATTCGGCAGTTACAAGAACCCCGTGTACACCACCCTGAAGTACGAGAAAACGTGGCTGGTGGTGGAAGAGGACGGCAAACCGATCTGGCTGGGTTACGTGACCGAGACGGAAAAGCTGTTTGACCTGAGTTACAAGCTGTATGCCGAGGGCGTGTTGGGATATCTCCAGCGATTTGTGCCGAAGGTGAATGGCGGAACCTACTACCTGACCACGGACAATCCGCTGGAGCAGTGGTCGAGCGTGCCCTCCAACAGCATCTTCTACCTTGCAACGCAGGCGTTGAAGGACTACTATCAGGGGCCTTATGGGACCTTTGGCATCGGGAAGGTGAACATCCAGCCCGGGCGCACCATCGACACCTCCAGCAAGGGAACCCTGTTCGAGAGCCAGTGGAGCCTGCTGAACACCTTTTTGCTGGAAGAATACGACGGATACCTGCGGACACGGATCGTGCGGGCAGACAACGGCACTGCGGTATGGCGGGTGTACATCGATTACCTCGTGGAAACGGATGCCACCACGACACAGACCATTGAATATGGCGTGAACCTGCTGGATTTCAGCTATGTGGAGCAGATGTCCAGCGACGTGGTGACCCGTGTGACCGCATACGGCACCCAGACGACCACCAGCGGATGGTGGATCTTCAAGACGACCACCGTGAGCGCAATCTCGGAAACGGTGCGGGACGAAGCGGCAGAAGCAAAGTACGGCATCATTGAGAAGTGCATCCAGATCGACGGCAACACGAACAACGACAACCTGCGCAATGAAGCACAGACCGAGCTGAAGGGGTACAAGCAGAACATCGAGCCTGTGATGACCCTGACCGCTTACGACCGGGTGGACAGCGGGGAAAGCAATGACCGACTGGGATTTCTGATCAAGACCCACATCATCTCCAGCCCCCATGAGATCGACAAGTGGCTGGTGTGCACCAAGCTGAAGCTGCCGCTGGATGCGCCCAACGAGAAGCAGTTCACCTTTGGTCTGACCCCCGAGAAGCTGACCAAACAGCAGGTGCAGAAGCAGGCCATGGACAGCGTATGGACGATCGCACAGGCGATCATCAGTTTCCTGAACCAGCTGCTGGGCAACCTGAGCAGTTCGTAAGGGTTCAAAATGGAGGAGGTTGA